TACTACACATAAATAATCCATCACCAGAATCACTTGTCTGTAATGGGCTAAGGCTGCCACCATGAACCCCATTGCTGAGTAAAATTAATCCTGCCGTATCATCCTCGTAACTCCCTGCAACATGATTAGCTTTTATAATATTCATAAAGTTTCCCTCTTTATACCCCGCTCCATAAAAACCAGTATTTGCACCCCAACCGACGTCATCAATCCCGGATGAATCATTCGCTTCTGCACAATCGGTGTCAACCCTTAAAACGCGCTTTATACCGCCGCCAACATATTTCGGTGGTGCATACTGGCAAAGCCAGCCTACTGTAGTACTATCCACCCTAACAAGACTTTTCTTATACAAGGTATTATACCAAGAATCTACATGAGTCGAACTACTATTCGACGGGTCCCCCCATGATTTTGTGCGCTGGTAGATCGCAATCCAGCCCTCATCAGCGCGACCCCCGCTCATTGCAGTCCCCTTACGTATACCTGGTGACCGATTAGTAAGAGTAAGACTTTCTAAACCGCCAGGAATTGGTGCACTGGAATTCCAAAGAACTACTTCTTCTTCTACCTTTGAATCTTTATAAGCTGCGAACCAAATATAACTGCCAGTAATAATCATATCACTGAATATAACTCCTCCGCTAGAATAATCTTCATCTTCGCCAACAAAGGCATCTGTCGGGAGAACTAATATATGAGAGTATTCAATTGTTAAATCATCTGTATTAACTTGATGCAATGTATAATTATCTGAAGTTACTGAATCACAAATAAGAACCCAAAGTTCACCATCATCATATATCATGCCACATATATCTTTAAAATCCTCAGTATTTTTTGTAATTACCGTAGGAGTCGCAATCGCAGCTTTAAAAATGGTTCCTCCTCTATAGCTGCCAAAAAATAAATCAGTTCCATCACTACAAATATAATCTGCGTAAGAAATTGCGGAATAATTACTAACGTTCGCATCGGTTACATGAAACCCTTCAGTCTTTTTACCCCATTGATCATTATCGACATATCCTGCCCATGTAGAAGAAACATCTTTCCCGTGACCAATATGTACTTCCTTGTTATGAACTTTCATTGCAGATTCAGTTGATGTTACTCTAGATTCTGTTATTGACACACCATCCGGGCTCGTTATATCATTCATTACACCAATCTCCCCGTCAGTCATTGCAACAAGATTATGTACCCCATCTTTAGAAAGTAATACACCATCTTTGATATCGCGTAGAGCTATAAGTTCCGATGTCCAGTTCCACCGATCACCCTCTTCAAATCCTGTGGTGGCGCTAAATTTTATCTCTAAACCAAGGTCATCACTAAGAACTATGTAGCTTGTAGAACATGCTACACCCGTTTCCTCGTAAGTTTGACCCCCGTCATTTGACCATTTAAATGTATCTGGGCTGCTAGTATCTCCTTCGGCATCAATTATTACTACATAGCTTGTACTTCCTGTACCAACATAAGTACCATCGATTGTCAAGCCATTTGATGATATAGCCATTAGTTACTCCCACCCCCGCCATAAGTATTAGGAAAAAATCGTAGGGTTCCATATATACCTGTAGGTTCCTCGGCCTGTATGCCAGCGTCTCCTTCAACTCTCCAGCTACTTGCAAGATATAAATCAGTGGGTATACTCTTTAACTTGCCATCTTTTGTTACACTGTCAAGATTTAAACTATAACTAGCTGCATCTTCCTTTATATCACGCTCTGATGGCGTAATAATTGTACCAGACATGAATGACTTTATTTCAAACAATTCCTTTGCCATAGAACCTCCATTCTAACCTTTTATTAAGTCTCCCCAAAGAGACGTTTTGCCATTAATTATTTGGACTATATGAACTGTAAATAATCCTCTATCAAAATAATCAACGACGGCAAAAGCATGAGCCCAATTATGCTTACGATTAAGTAACCATGCATTAGAAGAGTCACCCATCTTCTTTAAACATCCAATCGCCCATGCGCTTTTTGCACCATCTAAGTGCGTTATACTGTGCTGCTGCAAATCGTGATGATGTGCATACATTATATTCACCCCAAGCTTCAATAAATGATTTCTTGAGTGATGTATTCCAGCAAAGTGATGACCGTGATAATACCATAGTTTTCCTATTTTAAGATACTTTCCAGCTGGATAATAGACAAAGCCACGCTCATCCATCTTAAGTGCTTTCTTGCACGATAAGTCAGATAAGTACGGATTCTCACTAACAAAGCTGTCAAGCCACATCTCGTGGTTGCCTTGTGTGAAATACTTTTCTTTGCAGTTAACTTTATCCAGTGCTTCATCTATTTCATCCAATCCCTTGTTTACCGCTTCTATATCCTTGTAGACAAATGGAAGCTGGTATTCAAGGGGTGGTCTCTTTTTTTTCTTCCATTGCCAATGACTAACAGACTCGAATTCACCAGTATCTCCGAGATCAATGTAAAAGTCTGGCTTTACTATTTCTATGGCCTGTGTCAAACAACGTATTGCCCTTTTATCGGCAAGGGGAAAATGCTTATCAGGAGTTATAATTCCCCGTTTAACGACTCCCGCGTTTTCATTATGCATAGTACTCCTCTGGACCATCGAAGTCAAAGTAAAGGTCCTTTGTTTTGTCTAGGTGTCTGAGAGTTGTTTTCCGAGTAAACCTGAGCAATCTTCTTTCACACCCCCTGCATTCCCACAAAAGTGTTCCATCATAAGCACCTAATACTTCAATACCTATAACATCTTCCCCTCCACAATAAGGACACACCTTAGGTCGTTCAGAAAATGATTTCGAACCTATCACCCTGAATTTCTCAAGCGTTACTAATCCCATATTTGCTTCCTCTCAGTATTATACACTAATTTACAACCTTTTTTGACGATTCGCAAGCAATTAATAATCAACTGGTCTAATTGTATGCGTAACACCACTTAATCCTCGATTAGCGTATTTCTTTCCTTCCTTTACCATGCTTTCAAAAATAGACATCCAGTATTGTGCTACTGTCATAAATTGTGGATTTTCACTCATTTTTCTCTCATACCCTTTTTGGACTGCTTTCGCTACTACAGCATCGCAAAATTCTTCTGGTATTAATGGGTTATCATCAATACCTGTTTCTCCACTACCTGCACTCCCACTTACAAACTTGTTATCTGTTCTTACAACAAAAAGAGTGATAGCTTTCCCCGCGGGTGGACCAGAAAACCTAGAATCAATCCCAGCACTTGCGTCTAATTTTGAAATAGCTATTTTATCAGCAGGCGGATTACCTATCTTACCAAGCCAATAAACATATTCTTGTTGGTCTACATATGTTGCCATTATACTAAATCCCTTTCATCCGGTGTTCCCAGAAGTTTTTTTATACTAAATCCGTCATAATCAACAGATAATACTTCCAATATATTGGTTGGAAGCGTATACCAGCGTTTATTAGCAGTTGTAGTAATAGACGTATCAGTTCCTTTCAGAATCCTTGTTTTTCTGCAAAACTCTTGAATAGCCTGATTCAACCATATTCGTATCTGTGTTTCACTAACATCTGGATGATGCTGTTGCACCATTTCTATCATATGGCGCTGTGTTATCCCAGAAACAAAAGCCATAACGCTCCTCCTTTATTTACGACCACTTTTTTTGCGATCTTGTTTTTTATCCGTGTTCATCTTACGACGAGTATCTGGTTTTTCTCCATGCCAACGACTACCAACATCAACAGTTGTCATTATCTTCGGTTTCTCACTCATAGTAAACTACTATCAAATCACTTGAACCACTGGCATCCAAGAACAATTCTACAGAAAATGGAATTGGCTTAGAAAAGAATACTGTCTCAGCCGATATAATATATCCAACTGCAGCTCCCGAATTATCGGCGCTGTTATGTAATGTACCAGAGCCTGTTTTACAAGACCAACCCCATAATAATCCTGGATTAGCCTTTATTTTACCATCAGCAGTCATTGCTTTAGATAGCACCCCCACTGGTCTCAAGGGAACGGTTTTTGTTATTGCTGCCATAGTATCTCCTTTATTTTAAACATTTAGTGATTTAGGGAGGTATCGAGCCTCCCTAAACCGTAATCTATATATGACGCTATTACCTCGTCAATTTAAGATTTATTTAGTTACCTCCTAACTGAACTTCAGGATAGCGTGAGTTTCGGGAAGACTGATTTCAAGACCAGCTTCGGTCAAGATCATGTCTTTCCGACCATCAACATTATTATTCTGTACGTTAGTTATAATATGAGTATCACGAGACACTCCATTACCAACTAACGGCCGATAAGCTACATTTTTCATGTCAACTGCCATCGCATAATCTTCCCACATTCCACGAAGAAGTGGATCAGCTACGAAGTGCAGTTTCCCGAAAATAGTATCAACTATTGTAACATCATGCCCAAACTTACCTGGGATGCTAGTCACATCTAGTCTATACTGGGAAGCACCAACTGTGTTATTCATGAAACTACCTGAACCCATTTTGTTCAAGTAAGAAAGAATCTTTCTTGAACATAGAACAAGTTTGTTTCCTGAATTCCCGCTTTCAGGTGCGAAGAAATCTTCCATCGCATCCAGAAACGCGTCATACCCAGAACTAGCATAAGTAAAATTATAAATCTTACCATACTGCTCTGTGTAAGGTAGAATACCCCATGTATATCGGATAGGACCGTCATCTGATGATGTTTCATCAACATCTGCGGAACCAATACCCATTAGAAAAGCCTCTTCAAGGTCCATCTTGTGTTCCATAAGCTTTTCTTGCCATACACGTTTGTATTCATTAGCCTTGCCACGGTACTTTGTAGCTAGCGCTGTACCAGAATAAAGAGGAATTGCTGTCTTAAAAATCTGGACATATCCTTCTCTATCGTACAGTTTATCTGCCCAGCCTTCAGGATCAATAGACCCTTCAGCCCAGGCACTTCCAATCACTTGACCTTTAGCGTCTTCTTCAAACTCATATGTTCCAGCTGCTAAAGCCGAAACAACGAGATTCGCCTCACCTGGAGATGCTAGGTCGACAGATGTTATTTTGAAACGTAACACACCATCTTCCTTACTCTGTATAGCAATTACTTGCCCTGGGACAAAAAATAACGGCTGTTGACCAGCTTCGACTCTACCATACTTGTCGTATCCACAATCAACAGCTATATTCATAGAATCTCCAAGTGCGTACGTAGCGCCTCCAACGTCGTCTACTACATCAAAATTCCGTCGCTGCCATTGATGACGCTGTTCAAGAAACTTGAAAACAGGATCATCCGTTGACTTCTTCGAAACCTTGGATAGGTAAGTGAAGAAAGGAGACTGCTGTGGTGCAAGCTCGGCTATTCTTTCACCGAAATTAAATAATCGGCGACTATCGTTTATACTTACTGATGACGATATTCCTAAGCCAGCAGAAGTACTATATTGATCAGCCATAGTTAAACCTCCTTAACTATTTATTTTACCACGGATTTTGCTTATCAAAATCACCAATAAGCTCATCCATTATCCGGTCTTCAGCAGTTTTATCAGTCTGCCGATTTACCCCGGATACTACTCCCATCGGACTAGGAATTTGTTGCGCCCTACGAGTCTGCTGAAAAGCAGGGCTCGGTTTAGGAGCATTAGTCCCAGTCCCTCTATCAAGGGAGTACAATTTCCAAAGATTATCCACAGTCAGTGAATCTGGAGAAGACATTACTTGAATAAACTCATCTATGGTAGCATCATCAGCATTATATTGCTTACGCACGTGCTGGCGAATATCATCCACTTGCTCTTGCTGTCTAGCATATTGCTGTAAAGCTTCTTTTTCGCGATTACGCTCTTCAATGATCTGGCCACGTTCAAAAACAGCCATTTCTCGATCATACTCGCTCCTAAGATTACTATATTCATCCATATTATCTCTCCATTCTTCAACAGCGTCAAGGTATATTCCAGACTCCGAATTAGGGTCTTCATAAGCTTCTACTCTGTTGTAGTGCACTGGTTTCTGCGGCTTTTCCGGCGGAGGTGGGAATTCAAAAGATTCCTCTTCTTGCGGTATCCCCTGTTCGGGGGTCGCAGATCGTTGAATAAGCGTATTAACCTGTCCTTGAAGCATTTGATTAGTTTGCTTTATTTGTTCAAGTTCATTACCGCGCTTATCAGCCTCGGATTGCCAGTATTGATATCGAACTTGTTCATTATCAAGTGGCGGCTCTTGGCTTTGAGGTGCTTCTGGTTGTTCCTCGGGTATATCAGGGGTAACAAATCTTCCAAGTGAATCGCGTGGTCGATCTGGTGTTTCCGTGATAGCCGTTTCTTCCGGTTGTGTGAACGGGCTTTCTTCTGTCAATTCAGAGGCATCCCGTGATCCGAAGATTACATCGTCTACAATAGAATCCTCTTGGGGGGTATCTACTGTTCTATTTTCATCCATCGTTTACCTACCTTTCGGACTGCTCTTCCTAGAGCGTGAAGAGGTTGAGCCCTTTTTGGGTTCTTTGGAAGCCTCTCGGACTTCCTTTTGTACTTGCCCTAGTGCGTCATCAAGGCGTTTCTCGAAGATTGTCCCTGCTGCTTTCGCTTTGGTAGAGGTCGAATCTAAATCACCCTTGAATTTTTCAATTTCTGCTTTTTGCTTAGCATGATATACTTCACGCTCACGAGTCTGTAAGTCACCCTGCAGTTTCTTAATAGTCTGTGTCGCAGATTGTAATTGTTGCTGAAGTTGTGCTATAGCATCTGTACGCTGTAGGACACCCTCAATATCGAAGACTTCCGTCTTCTTTAAAACTTCTTGCTTATCTATTATCCCATTCTTATAAGCATCCATGTATAACTCAAGTTGAGCATATCTATTTGTTGGCAATGTAGAACCTGTCACTACAATAACATCATATTTACCAACACTAATATCATTAATAACTACAAAATCACCCTTATCATCATACATCTTCTTATTAATCATATATTCGCTCATAGCATTATTAGGCTTTAAAAGTCTCACAACTTTCTCTTCTTTATAAAGCTTCTGCATTAATTCTATCGCGACAATAGCAGTACGCTTAAGTCCAT